TTTCAGTACCCGAAAACGTAACAGCAAGGGTTAGAAACAGTCAGGCAGTGTTCGGAACACAAGAAGTTCCACTTGAAGTGTTCCAAGGAACATTATTGAGAAGACAATTTACTGTAAATCTTTCTCAAGATACACGTTATATCCTTGACAACCCAAATATTGACACTTCTACCGTTAGAGTCTATGTAAAAGGACCTAATGATACAGGAAAAGGTCGTCAATGGAAGATGGTTGACAACATTTTGAACATCGATAAGACTTCTGAGATCTTTTTGATGCAAGAAATCGGTGAAGAACGCTATGAATTGCTATTTGGTGATGGATATTTTGGTCGTCCACTAGAAAATGGGCAAAGAGTTCTTGTTGAGTACATTATTACTGATGGCGAAGCAGGAAATGGACCATCTGTGTTCGATTTCCAAGGAAGTTTACTCAATCAAAATGCTATAAGACTGGTTCCTGATGGTTCAGTCTCCGTGACAACCGTTCAGGGGGCGATTAACGGCGGTGAAGTAGAGAGTACCTCTTCTATTAAGTACTTTGCTCCTCGCCTTTACTCAGCGCAGTACAGAGCGGTTACATCAAGGGACTATGAAGCAATTATTTCTGATGTTTATCCCAATACTGAGTCGGTAGCAGTGGTTGGTGGTGAGGAATTATCTCCACCAAAGTTTGGAACAGTACAAATAAGCATCAAACCAAAGAATGGAACCTATGTTTCCGACTTTGATAAGCAAAAAATCCTTCTAAAACTGAAGCAATACTCTATTGCAGGCATTAATCAGTCGATTGTTGACTTGAAAGTGCTTTATGTCGAACTTGACTCTACCATTTACTACAATATTTCACAAATTAGTAGTAGTGATGATCTGAAATCTAGAATTACTAGTGCTTTGGGCATCTATTCCAAGGATATTGACATGAATCGCTTTGGTGGGCGCTTCAAATACAGTAAAATCTTGCAATTAATTGACCGTGTTGATAATGCAATCGTTTCTAACATTACGAAAGTAAAAATTAGAAGGGATATGAAGGTTCTCAAGAACCAATTTGCCCAGTATGAACTCTGTTTTGGTAACAGATTCCACATCAATCCTGCTGGATACAATATTAAGAGTACAGGATTCACTATTGCAGGTTCATCTGACTTAGTTTACTTCACAGATGTTCCAAATAAAGATGCAAATGGCAATCTGGATGGAAGTGGTAAAGGTATTATTTCAACTGTTAAGAAGACCAATGATGGTTCTCTCATGGTTGTTGGAAAGAGTATTGGAACCGTTGATTATATGAAGGGTGAAATTCTTGTTAACACAATAAATATCACTTCTACCGTTGCACCAAATGAAATAATTGAGATTCAAGCATTCCCAGAATCAAATGATGTTGTTGGTTTGAAAGACCTTTATCTCACACTGGACGTTTCAAATACTACGATAAATATGGTTAAAGATGTTATTGCATCTGGTGAAGATATTTCTGGCGTTTCTTTCACAAGAGATTACTATACTTCAAGTTACTCAAACGGAGATTTAGAGAGGAAATAAAATATGTCGCATTTTGAGAAGAGAGTTCAACTCAATAAGATTATTGAGAGCCAACTCCCTGAGTTTTTGGTTGCCGATTTTCCAAAAGCAATTGAGTTTTTCAGACAATATTACATCTCCCAGGAACACCAGGGAGGTAACATTGACTTGGTTGATAATCTTGATCGATATATCAAGATTGATAACCTCGTTCCTGAGGTTATTGTCGGTAAAACTACTCTCACAAGTGCAGTTGCAACCACCGATACCACAATCAATGTTGCATCGACCAAAGGTTTTCCTGATGACTATGGTCTAATCAAGATTGGTGATGAGGTTATAACTTACACTGCTAAGACCACAACATCTTTTACAGGATGTGTTCGTGGATTTAGTGGTATCACTGGGTATGATGTCGGTATCACTAGCGTTTTCTCAAACGTAAACAAGCAAAATATTGTCTTCTCAGATAGTAAGGCAGCAGCACATAGCAATAGTGCTACAGTAGAGAACCTTAGTGTTCTATTTTTACAAGAGTTCTATACCAAGTTAAAGGCAACATTTACTCCTGGTCTGGAAAAGTATGATTTTGTATCCGACCTTGATGTTGGAAACTTCATTAAACATGCAAGAAGTTTCTATCAATCCAAAGGTATTGCAGAATCTATTAGAATTCTGTTCAAAGTTCTTTATGGTGCAGAAGCAGAAGTTATTGATCTTGAAACAAGATTAATCAAACCTTCTTCTGCTGAGTATATTAGAAGAGAAACTATCGTTGTAGAGAACTTAGAATACTTCAATGAGTTTGAAAATGATAACGTTTTTGGTGACCCATTTGCATTAGAGGGGCAAACAATATTCAGATCAAACGATTTGAATACAAATGCATCCGTCTCTGAGGTAGAAATCTTTACTAGAGAGAATAAGGCATTCTATAAGATGGGTCTATTCGTTGGTTACAACGATAGAGACTTAGTCGAAGGTATTTTTGATGTTCCAGGATTCACAAGAATCTTAGAACCAGTTTCAATCGGTGCATCTATCATCACCGTTGATTCTACAATTGGTTTTGGTGCAACTGGTATATTGAAATCCAAGGGTGGAACGTTTGAATATTCCTCAAAGAGCATCAACCAATTCTATGGTGTTAATCAAGTTGCAGGAGTATCTACCGCACTCTCTATTGCTGATGGTATTAGAGAAGATGAAGTTGCTTTTGGATTTGAAAATGGAGATCCAACCAAGAGAGTTGAACTTCGCATAACTGGCGTTCTTTCAGAATTGCAAACATTAGAGGATATTCCTCTGATGGAAGAGGATGAAGTCATCACCGTTAAGAATGTTGGTGAAGTAATTTACAATCCAGATGGAGATAAGACTTATAAAGAAGTTTTCGCCAATTCTTGGGTTTACAATACTAAGTCCAGATATGAAGTAAAAGAAATTAATGGATCAACATTTACTCTCTTTACCAACGTTGATAAAGCATCATTAAGAGAAGGTGATAGTGTTGACTTGATGATTGGTGGAAGCAACAACGTTGCTATCACAACTGATTCAAATAACAACACCATTGTACACCAGAACGCCGTTGTCCAATCGATTAACGCTTCTACCAATGAAATTACCCTAGCAAACCTTGCGGGGTTTGTAGAGGCACCTAACACCGACTACAGCATCAGAAGAAATCTGAAGAAAGTCAATACTGCTGGTGTTGGAATTGATCTTGGAGTCAACAACTATGTTGCTAATACTCTCAATGTTTACACAGATGATGCAGAAGAGTTTGGATATGCTGCATCTCTGTCACTTCCAGGATATAGTATTGAAAATGATATTGTTGTTTCAAGTTTAGATGTTAATAGAGCAACAACTGCATTTGATCCAATTGATCAAACAATCAATGTAGTTGGATTAGGAAGTTACAGTGAGTATCATAAGTCTTATTCTAGTATCAAATTCCCTGATAATACTAGATTGATTAGTGGCGATAGAGTCATCTATACCGCAACTAATCCACTTTCTGGATTGGAGTCTGGAGAATCTTACTATGTTAAAGTAATCAGACCAAAAGAAGTTCGTCTCTACATTTCAAAGTCACAGTTAAGAGGTGATGAGTATAAAAGATTTGATGCAAATGAGGTTGCAGGTTCTCATGAGTTTGTATTAGACCGTCATGAAGATAAACTCTTATCTTCTAGAGAAATCCTCAGAAAGTTCCCATTAAGACAAGTTTTAACCGACAAAAAACCCGATAAGAGAAATATCGGTAATGTTGGTATGCTTATCGATGGTGTTGAAATTACTTCACCAGATTCTAGAGACAGCATTTATTATGGTCCTCTTGATTCTTTTGAAGTTCTCAATGGTGGTAGAGATTATAATGTTCAGTTTCCACCATCAATCAGTATTGTAAGTGGTGTTGGTAACACTGCATATGTCTCAGGTGTCTCAAAACAAGCATATGTTGAGCCAGTTATTGAAGGTAGTGTTAAAGAAGTTTTAGTTGATCCGCAGGTATTTGATATTGTTGATTGTAAGTCTGTCACTCTTACTGGTGGTAATGGTAATGGATGTGTACTTGAACCAATCGTAGGCAATAGATTTAGAGAAATTCAGTTTGATAGTCGTCCCCTTAACTTGGGTGGTGGTGTTGATATTAATCAAGAAACAATTACATTCTTAGAACCACACTTCTTGAATAGTGGTGATACTATCATATACAACCAAAATGGTAATGAACCAATTGGAATTGGTATTTACGGAGATCCTACTAATTCAATTAGTAACTACTTTGTAAGTGGTGACAGATATGTTGTTGGATTTATCAACAGTACATCAATTCAACTTTACAGAACTGAAGCAGATGCTCCATTAACTGATAAGGATGGTAATATCACAAGACCTGGTATTAATACCATTGGTCTTTCTACCGCAACAGATGCTAGTGGTATCCATAAGTTCAGGACACTTTCTAGAGGAAATCTTCGTCAAGTTAAAGTTATTGATGGTGGTTCTGGATATAGCAATAGAAAACTTAGAGTTACACAATCTGGTATTTCTACAGAATACAATACATTCAGCTTCAAAAATCATGGATTTAAAACTGGAGAGATTGTTGATTACTCTGTAACTACCCTTGCCGGATTAACTACAACTAATGATCTTAGTGTATTTGGTCTGGATACTAATAAGCAATATTCTATTGATAAGGTAGATGATCATAGTTTCAGAGTTATTGATGTTGGTATTGGTAATAGTATAAAGGATAATCTGCTCAGAAATCATCACGTTGATATTACTGGTGTTGGAACAGATACCCTCAATCCAAATAGTGGATACCACTGTTTCCAGTATCCACCAATTAAGATTGTAGCAAACGTATCTTATGCTTCAACTGCTGAAGGTGAGTTTATATTTACACCATTTGTTGCTGGTCCTATTGTTGACACCTATCTCTATGAACCAGGAACGGGATATGGAACCACAACTCTGAATCTCCATAAGAGACCACTTATCAATACTAAGGAAGGCAAGAACGCACAACTTGCTCCAGTTATTGTTAATGGAAAAATTACTGATGTTCAGGTTCTGAATAAAGGACAAGACTATGTTTCTCCACCAGCACTCATTGCTGAAGATTTGGGAAGTGATGGTACAGGTGCAATCTTAAGACCTGTTATTATTGATGGTAAACTTGATGATGTTGTTGTTATCAATCCTGGTATTGGATACAGTGCTTCTTCTACAAACATCTTTATCAAACAAAGAGAGTTTGGTGCTAAGTTCCAAGCAAACGTAAGAAATCTTGAAGTCAATGATGCTGAAAGATTTGCGGAATATTCTAGAAGCAGATCAGGTAAGAAAATCTTCTCCAGCCTTACCAAAGATGATAAGAAGGATAAGTTGGTCTACGGTATCTACGGATATTCTCAGGATCTTGCATCCACATATGATGATAATGGTCAACAACACTCACCAATCATTGGATGGGCGTATGATGGAAATCCAATCTATGGTCCATATGGATTTGATAGCACAAGTACTGTAGGAACTCCTAGATTGATGAAATCTAGTTATGAGTTAAAACCATCTACTATTGAAGATAGACCAAACTTTGTTGATGGATTCTTTGTTGAAGATTTTGAATATACTGGAGTTGGTGATTTAGATAAGCATAATGGTAGATTCTGTAAGACTCCAGATTTCCCAGATGGTGTATATGCATATTTTGCAGGTGTAACTACAAGTCAAACAACACCTAACTTTGAACCAGCATATCCATATTTTATTGGTGAGCACTATAAAGGAAATCTCATTACAGAGAACTTGGTCTTAGATCATTCATTTGATTTTAATAATGCAAATATTTCTAGAAACACATTCCCATATAATGTAAACCAGAAGTATGCTGACTATGATTTCCTCAATGAAGGATATGAATTCTTCAGACAGGAAAGTGAAGTTTTAGCAGTAACTCAAGGTGAAGTTAATCAGGTCAAAATTAATGATGGTGGAGTTGGATATAAAATTGGTGACAGAGTTGAATTTGACCTTGAAGGATCGGGAGGTGCTGGATTAAGAGCAGAAGTTTCTGAGATTGTTGGAACTGAGGTTTCATCTATCGATACAACATTAGACTTGTATGAAGATGTTGTTATGGTTTGGGACAATGGTTCCCAAGTTTCTGCATATAATCGTTCTGGATTTGATTTGAATCTGAATGATGTTGTTACTGTTGGAGGTCTTTCAACTTCTATTACTTCGTTAGAAGGTTCTGTTAAGATTGGATTCACCACAGAGTCGGTTGCTCTTGCTGGAACCATGACTCAATATAATGCACAATCAAATGGTTTTGTTGAAGATATTTTCCTTTCAACCAAACTGAACACCGTATCTATTGGTAATAGCATTAGAGTTAACGGTGAGCACATGACCGTTCTCAATAACTTTAGAAATGGAGTTCTCAAAGTTAAGAGACATGGTTCTTCTGGTGTTGCACATACTCTTGGCAGTAGAATTGATTTACTAAATGACAGGGTTACGTTACCCGTTAGAACACAGAAATTTAGTTCTGAACGCCAAGATATTGTATATCTGAACACATCTGAAGCAGTTGGTTTGGGAACTACTGCAGGTGGTGCTGTTCAAAGAACATATAATGTTGGAGTTACTTCATACACAGTTTCAATTCCAACACAAACAATTCACATTCCTAATCATCCATTTAAGAATGGTCAGAAAGTTAGATTCAGTAAACCAGGTGGTCAAGGATTAAATTCACTGATTATAAGTTTTGATCAAACTACTGCAGGAAATATTCTCATCCCTGATGTAAACACTAATTTCTCAGATCTTTATGTAATTGATAAGGGTAGAGATTTTATTGGATTTGCTACTCAGGTTGGATTAACAACCTCTGGTAATGGTGTTTACTTCAGCACTGGAGTAAGTGATAGTCATGAGTATAAGATTGAATCTCTTAAAGAACAAATTACTGGCGATATCTCCAGAATCAAGACCCTTGTAAGTTGCGGTTCAACTCACGGTCTTGTTAGAGGAGATACTGTTAAACTGACGGTTCAACCAAATACTGTTGTTGGTGTTGGAACAACTGCAGCGTTAACACTTGCATTTAATGAAATTGATAAGAAAATTCTTGTAAATCCAACTGGAATTGCATCTGCGGGAATCAATACATTTACAAACACCATTACTCTTGCAAATCATGGGTATGAGACAGGTGACAAACTGTATTATACAAGCGTCGAACCATTTGGTGGATTGACAGATTCTGAAAATTACTATGCAATTAGAGATGGTAAAGATGAGTTCCGCTTAGCAGAAACTCTTTATGATACCAACCCACTAACTGAAAAAGAAGTCAACATCGTTGGAACTGGTGATACAACTCATACATTTGCATTAATTAATCCACAAATTAATGTTGTTAGAAATAGCGATATTCAGTTCAACTTACAGAGTCCAACTCTTAATGGATATGAGTTAAAAATCTACAGAGAACCAGAATTCCTTAATGAATATGTTTCTTCTTTTGATTCTAGAGATTTCAATGTTCAAAGTGTTGGAACTATTGGTCTTGGAACAGCATCTAATGCATCTCTGACAGTTAATTATTCTAAGAATATTCCATCTAAACTTTATTATGCTTTAGAGAAAGGTGGTTATATTAGTACAGCAGATAAAGAAGTTACTTCTTTCAGTGAAATTAACTACGTTGACAGTGCTTATAATGGCACATATCAGATTTTTGATGAGACTTCAACTCAATTCTTTGTTTCACCATCTAAGTTGCCCAGTGTATTCAACTATACTTCAGATCAATGTGACAAATTAGAGTATAGAACCAAATCTTCATCAGGTTTGGGTGCTATTGGTAATGTTGAAGTTCTCTCCAAAGGATTTAGTTTTGATAAACTTCCCAAATTTAAAGAGGTTGTTGATGCAGTAACAGATAAGTCTCAGGGCAGAAATGCTAACCTGGTTGCAATATCAACTTCTATTGGAAGAATTAAGAAAACAAGATTCAAGGATATTGGATATGATTACTCTTCGGATAAAACTCTGAGACCTGAGGCATCTATACCTCCTGTTGTTGAGATTGATAATCTTGATACTGTTACTAGTGTAGACATTGAATTTGGTGGAGAAAACTATCTTGCACCACCAAAACTCATTCTCTGGAATGATGAAAGCAAGAAAATTATTGATAGAGAGACATTTATTGCATCTGCACCTAACGGTTCTATTTCTGAAGTTGAGCAGATTGCACCAATCCGTGGATTAGATTCTCAAC